TTGTCAAGTAATCGGCTCCAAATACTTGAAGCAGCGCGTCCCATTCGGCTTTGAATTTATAAAAGATTGCGATTTTCTCGCCTTGAAACTTATCCTTTATAAATCTTGCCTTTGAGTCGTCAATCACTTTGCTGCTGCCATCCTCAAATTTACAGGTGCCACTCGATAACTGGTGTACTTTCTGCATGATCTTGACGCCTGTATCTCCTAAAATAACTTGCCCTTGTAAATTTCGAACTATTAAATCCTTTTTAAGGCGTCGAATTACTTCGTAAGTGATTGGCTGCATCTCGCACTCCAGTACCATTTCGTTAACGCTTGTCGTAAACCCTGCCTCCTTTTGTGTAAAAGTTATAATAAAGGGCCGTGTACTTCTTCTAACTTGATTCTCTTTTGCGTTTGAGTAGTCCTTGACAACGGCATAGCCTAAGCGTTTCTCTTTTATGTCGACGTACTCAGCGGCCCACTTATAAAAATTCGCATAGTTTTTGTAAGGCGAGTGATCAGATACCCAAAACTGGTGATACCATTGCGAATAACTTTCGGGAGTTGGCGTACCGCTTAGGAATATCATCGGGATCTTACTGAAACGCTTTTTAAACTCTTTGGCAGTTGCATTCGGTTTAGGGAATGCACCGAACCTGTGATGTTCGTCGTGTATGATTAAATCAAATTCGCCATTGACTAAATGTAAACTCTCATCGTTTATGATTGTTAAATCAAAGTCAAATCCGAAGTTGTCGTAGTCCCACTGAATACTGGAGATTGCTTTCTTTTTTGTTAAAAACAATACTCGCTTTGCTGCAAATAATTGGGCAGTATTTAAAGCGGTCAAACTCTTGCCAGTTCGCACCTCCATAGCGAGGTAGACGATGTGTTTATTTCGCAAAATCTCAACCGCCTCAGCTGAGATTTTTGTTTGGTATGGTCGTAGTTCCATTAGAATAGTTTTTGTTGAGCGACGTGGTTATTTATGCGCTCCATCGCCTTATCAAAATATTCCTTATCTAATTCGCAAGCCGTTAGGTCGAAGCCATAATCGTGGCAGGCTATTGCTATACTTCCGCTTCCTAAATGCGTGTCGAGTATTTTATCTCCTTGATTTGCATATTTATCAAGTATCCATTTGTAAAGTGCAACAGGTTTTTGTGTTGGGTGAAAAACTTTATTAATTCCTTTTGCCATAAAACCTTTGTCTAATCCGTGACACCTTGAAAATGTTTTTATACTTATATCAAAAGAAGTCCACAATAGTTCATTATTTACACTTGTTACTCCTTCTCCTTGTTTATCCCAAACAATCCAACCTCTACTTACTGGTAGTTTTTCAGCAAAATAATTTCCGCCACAAACAATTTGATTTTTAGATACTCTTAATAGTTCGTTCCAGTATTGGTTTTCAGGTCTAAATTTATCCCATCTTTTTTCATTGTATAATTGAGCAAATTTATTTCCTTTATTTAATCCGCTTGTAGTGCTAATTTTGCTATCAATCCCATAAGGCGGGTCAACTATTGCCAAATCAAAATAGTTATCAGGATAACGTGCCATTAAGGCCATATTGTCTTCGTTAGTTATTTTTAACATATTAAAAGTAAATTTCGTCGGTATCGACTTGGTTAGTATCCGTTTTAATTGTAAACCATCGGAAGCCGTTTGAGTTTCCACTTAGGTATTCGGCCCCTATAAAATTGCAGTATTTCTGCACCCAAATGTTGAACTTTTTATTTGTTAGCCATTTTTTAAAATCTTGATATTCGTTTGTAAAATTGATATAATACAACGACTTCTCAAGCCTATCGTTGTGCGGTACATTTTCGGTCTCTTTTACCCACTCAAAGAACTCCATTGAGGTCTCGGCTATAAATTTACGCATCTTAATGTTTTTGGCGTTTTGTGGTACAAGTCCGAGTTTTAAATAGCATTGTAAGCAATACACCATATAATTGTCGAAGCGTTGGAAATCGTTAAGCTCCCAGTCGTCGAACAACTGGCGGTCGAACTCATCGTAAGGCGTCAAGGCTTTGCCGTAATATTGAGCGAACTCAATCTCAAAGCGTCTGCGATCATGCGAGTTACCCTCTCCTTTGATTGCGTAGTTGGTCGAGATAACGAGCTTTGGACTTTCCTCAACCTTCAATTTGATGGCGTCTTTGTTTTTACGCTCTAATGTCATCCCCTCAGTTACTAAACTAAACTTGCTCTCAAAGTCAAAGTTTTGTTTCACGTCATCAAATACAAGTATTTGCGTTTCGGGGCTGACGGTCTGATAAGGAAACGACTTTTTATCGTCGAACGTCTTACCATCCAATATAGATACTTTTCTAATTTGTCTAAGGCCCTGCACAAATAACCCTTTGCCTGTTCCCCCTTCGGGATTTTCGCTTATAACCTCATCGTTTAAGATTATTGCCTTATTATTCATCTTATTTTTATAAGTACTCAAAAGATACCCTATAACGCACTCAATTGGCAGCGGCTCGCTATTACTTATATTTTTGATAAAAGTGGCGTATTCGTTATCAAATTGCTCCAAATGGACATAATCACGCGGAATGATCTGCGACTTCCAAACATAGCCGTCGACATCGATAAAATCAACGAGCCTGGTTGTGTCTTTGGTTACTTCTAAAATGCCGTTTTCAAAAGCAATGTACGATTTTAACTTACTGTCTTGTAGCATTAGAAGCTCGACGCTTTCAATCATAGACAAATAAGTCTCGCTAAATATGTTTTGAAACGAGGCGCAATAATTCCAAACGTCCCACTCGTTACGCTCCAATAAATAATTTAACACAAAGTCCTTGATTTTCTCGGCTGAGGTCTCAACTACTTTGTTGGAACTTACATAAATCCAAGAGGCTTTTTGTGCGTCTGATTGAAAGTACTTTTTAAATCCGTTACGCTCCAAAAATAGCTTATACTTAAGATTGTCAATCTTTAATTTATTTTTGTCCGTATAGCACCAAAAGTCGTCGTGTTCTGCTACTTCCTTTATTTCGTCGAAAGTACCCTCCGTAATACCGTATTTTTCAATTACCTCCTTTTTACCCCTTTTTAAATCAACCTTAATACTATTTATTTTCTCATAGTTCTCAAAGTATTTGGTATCAAAGTTTCGCTTTTTATATGCGCTTTTAATTGTGGTCTTTGCTTCTTGTTCAGAAAACTCGCCAATCACTACATTGTTTAAAATATACATCTCGCAATTGTACTGGCTTATTCCGTACTCACAAAACGCTCCAGCCAAATCAAAAATATAAGAGTTGCGCTCGCCTTCAACAAAATCCTTTGACCAATTCCACGACATTATTTTGGAAATAATTTTATCTTGATCAGTAATCGGAACAAGTGGAGTTCTCTCACTTACGTTAAAACCCTCGTCTTTTAAAATTGGCTCAAAGATTTGAGCTTCCATATTTACATAGATATTTGGATCGTAAGACTCAAAACAAACGCGGTCGACATTTGAGTTGACAATGTCAAAATAGTCGTATTCAAATTTCTTATAAAATTCCTTAAACACTTTCGGGTGTGTCTCCTTAGTTAACTGATCACTTACTTTTATTACCCCTTTTATTCCTTTACCACTTGGAGATATAAATAAAAGTAAAAAATGAGGGTTTGATTTTAGCAGCTCCAGTTGTTCATACATTACCTCAACACTTGGGTACTTGTCAAAGTCGACGACCATAAGCCCAGAATGGGTTTGCAGTGAATTTGAGTTGCGTTCGGTAAACGTACCCGCAAAAATAATACAGGGCAAATTGTTTTTGAGCTTGTCGTTGCCGTTTCTGATTTGTTCGACAAGATCTTTGGATGTTCCCTTTTGTATTCTCTTGATAATTTTATCAATTGGAACGTGAAAGGGTACGTCTTTGGACTTATACAAGTCCTTAAATACTGATACTATCATTTGATTTTGTTTAAAAAAATAAGGCCCGATTACCAGCGGTGGTAGTCGCGTGGTAATCAGACCTATAAATAAGTTATTTAATGGCTACCACTCCATTTCGGGACAAATATAATATATTAAAATTTAAAATCCGCAACACATAGTACACATTTTTTTGCGAAAAGTAGACCCCCCTATCAATTTATATTTTTTATTCTCTAAGGGGTATATAGGAAAGGGTTAAAATGTGTACTTTGAGAATAAAAAAGGCGATCCGTAGACCGCCTAATTCAACTATTTAACCAACTTTATTAAAACTCTAAGTCATCAACGTCAACCTCAACCTCAATTTCCGCCACTATTGGCTCCGATTTTGTGAGGTAACTTTTAAGATACGCCTCCAAAGTGTTGAACGCTTCGTCGGCAAGGTCGGCCTCCGCTCCATCAAGCGAGCAAAGATATCCGAACTTTGGCGTTGTGTATTTAACGCTGCCTTTTTTAGCCTCGTCAAAGCCAACTACTGACACCCACTCGTCAACCAATCGGCTTTTACTCTTTGCGGTAAAATCGCCCCACGTTTGACAGGCTGCACCTTTGAGTTGAATGTTTGCAATCTCGCCACCCTCGAGCATTATATAAATGCTTTTAACGTAGTGACCGCCTGCAGCCTTTGCTTTCTCTTTGATGTCTTTGTAAAGACCTCGAGCAATCTCGTTGCCTTTGAACGGCTTAACGATCATCTCATCCTTTGAGATATACTTAACCTCGTTGGAATAGATCCCGCTCTCGGTTGCGTCGTTCCATCCTTTCACGGTGTGCAGTTCGTCAAGGACTAAGAATTTAAACGGAAGCTCAACGCTCACGTTTGCCTTTGTCTCTTTGTCGTAGTAAGCAAACGTTTTCTCGTTCGATTTCCACTCGAAAAATTTTGTTGCTGGGTTTGTTGTTGGCTGCGAGAATGCAGCTCTGCGGTTTGAAGTACTCATAATATTATAGTTTTTGTGGCACGAAATTAGGATGCTCGAGCCTTGCATCGGTTATTATGATAAGGCTAAATTACTGATTTATATTTATCTGACAAAATTTTTTTATATAAATCGTTCACTCGTTCGGAATTTACTCCGCGCTTATAGTAAAAATTCATTACTCTGCGGATCCGAGTTAAAGGTGTGAAATTAGCCATAGCACTCCAGTTAAGATTAATAAAATTACGGCCGCCTCAAACGCAGCTCGCGTCACAAAGATCAATTCTTTTTTGTTTTGTGGTTTCATAATTGTCTATTAAATTAATAATTTGTTGCATAAGTTCCTCGTCTTCGATTGGATTGACTCTTTTGAGCATTACAAAATAGGGCGAGTATTGGTTGATTAGTTGCAGCCGTAACTCCTCAAGGTCGGGCCTTCTAAATCTCACGTCGCTCTCGTATAACTTCACATTATAAAGTACGGTCGCGTGATCGTACGGCCTGTGTTGTCGAATTACATCGCGAACGTCTACGAGCTTATACTTTAAATCAATCCGCAGGATGTAACAAAATAGGCTGCGAGCGTCAACGACTGGAAGCGTGCGACCTAACTCAAACACGTCAACCGATGTGGCGTGTTTGATGTTGGCTGCTATTTCTAAGGCTCTACGATAACTCATATAAATCGATATATCGGTAACTATTTGTAAATCCGCCCCAATCAACCACTACTGGAAGCTCTTGCGTTCTGCGTTTATCTTTTGACTCGTTGCCAATTTCGACTACATAGCCATACTTATCGCGTGGGTTGTGGCGATCCTCCAACGATGCGAAAATACTTGTCTCTCTTAATCTTACTTTTTGTCCTACTTCCATGATATTAAAATTTTAATGTGATACTTGATTTGCGTGGCGTGACCGATACTTGTGGCACCTCGTTACCATACGCGTCATAAATAATTTGCGTTTGCTTGAGAGCCAATTTAAGCAGCTCCTCGCGCTCTTTAAGGTCGGCCTTAAGTTGCTGATAAATCGGATCGTCTCCGTAGTTAATAACCTCGCCTCCATTTACTGGAGTGAACTCTACACCGTAGCAGGTCATTTTTTCTTCGGGCAAGTGCTTACGCATTTCCGCGTCGGCTGAATTAACGACCTCTTTAAGTCGGCAAATATTAGCCATAAACATATGTTTGTCGACGTCTCCGCTCTCGATTACATTGTCGACCATTCGCTTGCCTGTTAAGATTGCGTCTTTTTTTGTGAACGATGGCTCATACATTGTGATGAGTTGCTCTGAATTTTCAAGGAATAGTTTTGCTGATGCTCCCATTTTTTAGTTAAGTTTTAGATATGCGTTACACATTTTTTTGTTGTCTGAATAGTAAACCGATTTGACGGTCTTGCGCATCCATTTGTCGAACTTCTTGGCCTCTTTTAGGTCTATTTTTTTTTGCTCCATTTTAGTGAAATTATTTCGATTGATTGTTTGATTTCGTTTTCAGCGTCTGCTGGGATTAATTTGTGGAGTATTTTTGTGGCTACTCCCTCGCCAAACTTTGGCTTGCGTCCTGCGTTTCTTTCGTTGCTCATCTTTTAAAAGGTAATTCCTCAATTTTAAAAATTCGTTTATAAACTATTGGCGACTGCGTAAACACAAGTAAGGCATCGACAATATTCTCAGCTTTTATTTCGTGTTGGTAATCCCAGCACTCATCTCGATGCTCGGCGTAATAACTAAAAAGATAAGTTCTCATACATTCGGGCCAATCTAAGGCCAATATTAAAGTTAATAATCATTCGTTGTTTGTTCCAATCCTGCACGTCTAAACCAAATAAACGCTCATTATTTTGAAACCTTCTTAAATGGTCGTTGTAGCGTCGGTCAGCCTCTTTGTAAGCCTCAAGTATTTTCAAGGCGCGCTCGTGTTTTTTAATTTGTTCCTCCATTATGCTCTAAAAATTAGTTGACCGATAAAATAGGCGGCCAAGATTAAACAAAAAATGTACTGTGGTCTGCGATGTTGTAAAAAGTATTTCATAGTTTTTTTATTTGATGGTTATTTGATGGTTATTTGATGGTTATTTGATTCTTATTTGATAAAAATAGTTTTGCATTTGGATTAGTTGCCCTTTTGTTGGCGTAAAGTCAATCCATTTTTTACGCCATTTGCTATAATATTGATACATTTAATTTTTTTCTGAGTTTGATAAATCATTGTAGTGTTTTACTTCTGCAAGTAATTTAGCGTGCAATTTTGTTCCTACTGTTACTTCTTGACCTAAGATTTTAACGATTTGTTTTTTTGTAGTTTTCATAGTGTTTGTGTTTTTATTTGTTGTTATCTGAGTACAAATATATAACAAGAAATTAATTAAACAACAAGAAATTAAACAAAGTTTGATTTTAATGCTTATTTATACAAATTCTAAATAAAACGGAAGATAAAAATGCGGCGGTAGATGTAGAGAATTACCGCAATTATAAGAATCAACCACAACCACCAAAACGATTGCGCACGCTCAACGTGTTTCTTACTCGATTTCGTGCTATTTGTTGCACTTTTTTGAGTTTTGCGTGTATTGTGTAGCGTTGTAGATTTTAATGCCTTAAATCGGCTTATTTGCGTTCGTTTCTTAATACGGCCGTTTTTGATTGTGGTCTTTTTACCTTGCGAGTCAATTATAACAATCGGTTTAAGCGTGTCGACTGGCGTGATCTCAAACTCATCGGTGCAAATTGTATTATCGATGTCCTCTTTTATGTCGATTTTAGTCGAGTCAACAACTGAAATCTCGCTTTTTGTCTTGGTCTCAGTTGTGCTTTTGTTCACTTTACGCGCTCCGCAGCTCGCCAATAGCAGCAATATAAATAAATATCTCATCATTATCGGATTTTATTTTCCACTATTCGCAAGTTGTTGACCTCATAATCGCCATTTTTCTCAACGTGAATGTGGGCAAAGCCGTTGTTCCAATTGTTATAGGGCTGATATTCTGGGCTTAAGCCACAAAGCGCACCGACTGACCAAGTGGTTGTCACGTCTCCGCTGAGGTTAACCTCAGTATGCTCGCTTGTTCTATGGTGGTGGCCTATTATGCACGACTCTTTTGCTTTCATATAAAGGCCACGCGCTGGGTTAACAGGTGGCGCAAAGCCGCTAAAAAACTCATGGCCGTGTAATAGTGGCAATTTACCTGCTTTTGCGATTTGTTTACTCTTAACCTCTTGCACTCCGAACTCGCCAAACTTTAAAATCGTAGCCAGTTCAAAGTCGGGTATTCCCAACAACTCGGGAGCTTGCAATTTGAGGAAGTTTTGCCAACGATCCTCGTGGTTTCCAATCTTATAATAGATCGGGCATTGGAAGTGTTCTTGCAAATTCTTTAAAAAGTTCCGCGTCATCTCCAACTCATCGGCCATATTGCGCAAGCGTCGATCCTTGATAAATCGCGAAAGCATGTACATGTCGATAGTGTCCCCATTTAAGTACACACAATCCACATTCTCAGCCTTGCCGTAGTCGATAGCAAGTCGGAGCGCGTCGTTGTTTTGATAGGGGAAGTGTATATCCGTTAAAAACAGGATATTTTTGTTTGGTACGATGACCGTGCCTTGTTTCTCGTAGTCGCTTTCGGGTAACTCAAACTCTTTGCTCATAAATTGTTTTTTTTCTTTTTCAGTCCGTTCGCCGATTGCGTCTTTTTGCTGCCTGTCTCCTTTCTCGTTTCGGTGCGTTCTAACAATTCCGCGAGCGTTGTCTATACTTGTAAAGTCAATCGGGTAATGTTGATGCAATAGCCTTGAGATTGCCATCGTTGAGGCTTTTGGAAACTTTGCGATATATTCGCGAGCGATTTCGCCCTTGTATGTAATTTTATTCTCCAAAATATACGTCCGCTTCGGCCTTGCGTCTAATTGTTAGACCTTTTAAAATGTTACCTCCTGCCTTATTCCATTTCATAAACTCCTCACGAATTGACGGATCAAAGTGATTGAAATTGACCTTACGCAATAGCGTTGATTTCTCAAAGTTGGCACCGCCTATGTTATAGCAGAGAGACACAAGCGCGTTAAATTGCGACTGATCAAGTGGAGCCGTCACAAGTTTACTCACTTTGGCCGCGAATTTGTCCGCTATCGTCTTAAACATTTCAAACGCTTCGAGTTCCGTGATTGGTTGGTCGAGTAAAGTGACGCGTTTCCCGTTTGGATAAAAAGTATTTCCATAGCCTATGGTCGGCACCTTAATCGAATCGAGGTACGGCTTAGAACTAAATCCCTCAAAGCGACAAATCAAGCGATATCCTGCGGTATTTAGTTTCATTTGCTGAATGCTTTAAATAATAAGGTCACAAGCGCAGCGGTAAACGCTACGGCGATGACTTTGGCTTGTTTGATGTAAACTTTAAGCTCGGCGTCGTTGTCCTCCAAATCAATTACGCGACTATCGATGTCTGATATTTTCCAAACAAGTCCACGAAATCCGTTGAGGTCATTACCTAAAAGAGCTTGCTTGATTTCTTTTATGTCGTTTGAGCGATTTTCGCTATCGAGTTTTAATTGCTTAAGGTGTTGCTCAATGCGATCCAGTCGCTCGCTTTCAATATTGCTCATGCGTTAAATTTATTCGGTTGTGAAAGGTACAACTTAATACCTCCCAATACTATAACTGAAATTTTGAGGATTGTTCCAAAATAATCGGGCAAGCCTAACTGGCTAATAAGATCCACAAGCAAATCAGTCGTTTGGTCTAAGATACCTAAAACGATTAAAATAATCGGCAGTAAATGCTCCTTAATTTGTTTCATCGTCTTGCAGTTTAGCCGCTAATTTGTCAAGTATTTGCGACAAAGCAACAACGTCAGCCATTTGATAAACTCCCGCTTTTACTGCGACCTCAATAGCTTGTCTAAGTATATTTAATTCTCCCATCTTTAAAATGTTAAAATAGTTATTCCTTTATCGTTTGCAACGCATTGCTCAACCCACGTATTATCGTTGCCCCAATTCTTAAACTCAGCATCGGTTAGCGTGTAATTCCAAGCGGTACAAAGTGTACCGTCTTGAGTCAGTAACTCGTTGTAAGTTGTGCAAGTAGTTGCAGTCGTTTCAAAGTTAAGAATTAAAACTTTTAGTTGTGTTGCTTCGCCTGTAAAGGGAAAATCAATCGGTTGAATTTGTGCCATTTTTTTATTTATTATATTACGAATGTCCACCCTGTGGATTTGTTTACATATAAACCCTCTACCATATCGGTGCAATATACCATTAATCCAACGGCAGGACTTGCAATTGCTAAACGTTGTGCGTTTGTCATTCTTGGTGGTAAAAATCCTCTTGTTACCGATGTAACTTCAAGTTGTGCCGATGCGCTTATTGAACTACTTCCAACAACTATTGCACCGCCAATTTCTCCACCTGTATTGTGTACAAAATAACCCGATTTTAAAACTCTAAATCTTGCTGAACCTCCTACTTGTAAACTGATTAAATCTGATAATGATGCGCTTGCGGTATCGGTTATATTTAACTTAATAGCAGTTGGCGTTCCTGTTGTGTTCCAAGTTTGAGATAAATCTAATAGCGACGTGGCATTTGTACCCTTAACTGTAGCTGTATCTGATATTACAACTCTTCCGTTTGAACTTTCAATTGCTCTAAAATCAGCAGCAGCCGTTAAAGTAGGATTTATATATAAACCTCTTGTTATACCACTTGCTCCGCCTGTTTGGTTGATGGTAGGATTAACTTGTATTAAATTATAAACACCTGTTCCACTTGTTGGCGCAAAAGACCTTGCTACGGTTAATAAACTTCTTATTGAACTTGTATTACCAACATCTCCTTGCCCATTTGTAATTATAACATCATTTCCTGTATCTGTCGGGAGTAAACTACTTCTTAAATTTAAAGATTCCCTTCCTGATGTTCCTGATGGAAATATACCTGCCGCTGTTGTTGTTGTTCCAATCCTTGCACCTAAAGTAAGATAACTTATATCACTTACCCTCGCCGTGCCGTTTACGTCTAATTTATAGCCTGCGTCGGTTGTGGTGTTTATAGCGACATTTCCATTTCCAAAGATTCGCATTTTTTCAGTATCCGCAGTAAATAAAATAATTGGTGCGGGAGCGCCTGTACCAAAATAAAAGCCATTTGTTAAATTTCCACTTGAGCGAAATCTCGCCGAATTAGGTTGTAATAATCCGCTACCTGTATATCCCGAACCAAACGCTTGAATGGTAAAATTACCTGTATCATTTGAAACTAAAATAGTAGAAAATGCTGCGTTTCCTGTTGAAGAATTTGCAACATTTAACCCCGAAAAACCACTATTTATATTTCCTGCAATATGTAAAGATTGAGCAGGAGCATTTGTTCCAATCCCTAAACGATTATTTGTGTCATCCCAAAATAAATTGCTATTGTCTTGCGCTATTGTTGTCCCATTTGAAAATAAAACGCTGCCGCTTGTAAAACTTGGAAGCGTAAATTTATTATTAAATGTATTCCAATTGGTCGAACTTAAATACCCATCGGTTGACGTTGTCGCTTGCGTTATAGATAGCGTTCGATTTGCTGATAAATCACCGCCTCCGCTGAGTGGTGCAGTTGTGCTTATTGTGCGTGCATCCGTTACAGGTGTGTATCCTAATGCGCTTGCAATCGTTTCGTTTTTCCAAAGCGAATCCGCTGAGTCATAGAATAACCCTTGATTATTTGCGGGCGAAGTTATATATACGTTGTGAAGCTCATCAAGCTCCCATCCGTTCATAATCTTAACGTATATTGAGCCGTGTATAGCGTGAGCGTATTCAACGTATCCCATTACAACAATGTGACCTGTTGAGCCTGTTGGCTTAATATTAGTCAATTTACCAGCAGTTGTAGGCGACAAATAAAGTACGTCGCCATCGGCCCAAGTTTCGCCTTGCAACGAGCCTGTTGTATTAATCTCAAGGAATTGTCCAACAGTCATAATAAATCCCTCTTGATTGGTTGCGATGTCCTCACAAACTACTCCAATCGTATCGGCTGAGTTATTATCGCTATTGGCTTGAGCATAAGCAACGGCCAATCGTTGACCTTGCGCACCACTTACACGTACGGCAGTATAATTTGCACGTAAAAGAGTCGCGTTTGGAGTGACTTTATTAACTACGCGAGCAACTAAATCAACCCCATTTTTTAAAACTACATTGCCACCTTTTAAAGTTGTCTCGGAGCTTCCGATTGTATTATTCCATCGAGTCGTTGCAACCGCTGCCGTTCCTGTTGGTGATGTGTCAAGTGTGACTTGTCCCGCCTTAATCTCAAACTCGCCCAAGTCAACGTCTTCGGTCGCACCCGTATAAGGCACGAACCCTGTTACTGGAGGGATATCGGCTGCCGTTATAAATGGATTAATTCCGTCCTCGCCGTCGTTTGTCAAGTCACTTGTAGCAGTCGGGATTGTAGGCTTGTTTAAAATCTCAGCCACGCCAGTAGTCGCATCCCAGTCCGAATTGACTTGAGCCGCAGGGATTGTAGGCTTATTTTTTATGTAGTCGGGCGCTTGGTTGTCCGTTTGTGTCCAATCCGACTGCACCTGCTCGCCAATTATGCGGTTGATATTTACCACATAATTATTCGGATTGGCTACGATGTCAACCACATCGACCGCAGCTTGTACGTTGATGTCGATGGTCTCAACTACAACGGCTGCATTTACGACGATGTCGTTGATTGTGTCTTGTACTGTTATATTAACGTTGTCCGCCATGCTTATCGTGTAATATCATCAGTTATCGTAAAGAGTCCGCTGATCGAAGTATCAACCTCGCCACTCGCTTGAGTGATTTGAATGTCGTATTTGTAGGTGCAGGCTTGTATGTCAATGATTTGCTCGTCAATACAA